TGTGCCCGGCTTTGTTTGAACTGTTTTGTATGAAAGTCAAAAATAATGAATGAAAACCCGACCGCAGACCTCATCATCCTGAAAAAAATCTGCATTGCTCTTGAAAGGGTGATGGCGCACACGTCATCAATAGACCTTGACGAGGTGGCAAGATTGGCAGACGAAGCGCGGTATCTGGCTGACAGCATCGAGACATGGGCGAGGAAGCAATGAGCGAAATGAGCAGGCACACGCCGGGGCCGTGGTTTCTTGCCGAAAAAGTTGAAGGCAAGCACACCGTCACCAACCTGCGCCGCATTCGCAGCGAGCGCGAAAGAATCGAACACGGGGCGGTGTGCGAGGTGTATGGGATTGCCGACGGGTCGGAGGCACACGCCAATGCCCGCCTGATCGCCGCTGCGCCGGAGTTGCTGGAGGCGCTGGAGTGGTGCGCTGAGACGCTGGCGGTATTCGTTGCAGACGGAAGCGCCGCGCCGGAATCGGTGATCGGAAAGAACTTGACGACCGCCCGCGCCGCCATCGCAAAAGCTACGGGGGGAAGGAATTGATCTACCAAGGAGACTGCTTTGAAGTGTTGCGAACTCTTCCTGATTGCAGCGTTGATGCGGTGGTGACGGACCCGCCCTATGGCCTGTCCTTCATGGGAAAAAAGTGGGACTACGACGTGCCAAGCGTGGAGGTCTGGGCCGAGTGCCTGCGCGTGCTCAAGCCAGGTGGCCACCTGCTGGCGTTCGCTGGCACACGCACCCAGCACCGCATGGCCGTGCGGATTGAGGATGCGGGCTTCGAGATTCGAGACCTCATCGCTTGGGTCTATGGCTCCGGGTTCCCTAAATCGTTGGACGTGAGCAAGGCGATTGATAAAGCGGCTGGGGTGGAGCGGGAGGTTATTGGCGTCAATGCTGAGCTGGCAAAAAAACAGACCGCTAAAACTGACACGGCCGCATACGGAAATTATGGGGCGGCAGGCGGTGTAATCACCGCCCCCGCCACCGACGCCGCCCGCCAGTGGGCAGGCTGGGGCACTGCGCTGAAACCCGCGCTGGAGCCGATCACCGTCGCCCGCAAGCCGCTGTCAGGGACCGTGGCCGAGAACGTGCTGCGGCATGGCACCGGGGCTCTGAATGTGGATGGGTGTCGGGTGGGTGGTAGCACCGGCCGCTGGCCGGCGAACCTGATCCACGACGGGAGCGAGGAGGTTGTGGGGTTGTTTCCGCACACGCACGCATCACACAACCAGACCCGCACGGAATCCGACAACCAACGCGGCGTCTATGGCGGCGGTTACCACCATGAGCCTGGGAGCCGAAAGACAGGCTACGGCGACCCCGGCTCCGCCGCGCGTTTCTTCTACTGCGCCAAGGCCAGCAAGTCTGACCGAAACGAGGGGCTGGACGGCTTCACACCGGCCACGACGAGCGACGGGCGAGCGGTTGCCGCGGACAACGCCTACCAGCGGGGCAAGACCGAGCGCGCCAACACTCATCCGACAGTTAAGCCCACCGACCTGATGCGCTACCTGTGCCGCCTTGTCACCCCGCCCGGTGGTGTGGTGCTTGACCCGTTCATGGGCAGCGGCAGCACTGGCAAGGCTGCGATTCTTGAAGGGTTCCAGTTCATCGGCATTGAGCGCGAGGCTGAATATGTGGAGATCGCCAAGGCAAGGATTGCGGCGGTTCAGTCTCAACCAAAGCAGGAGAGCTTGTTTTGACCACCCTAAAAATACAAACCCCACGCTGGGCCGTCCCGCTGCTCAAACCGGCGCGCTATAAGGGCGCGTTCGGTGGCCGTGGATCGGGCAAGTCTCACTGTTTTGCGGAAATGCTCATCGAGGCGCATATCATGGACCAAAGCCAGTCCTCCGTATGCGTGCGTGAAATTCAGAAGTCGTTGAATCAGTCAGTCAAGCGATTGATCGAGCACAAGATCAGCACCATGAACGCTGGCGCTTATTTTGAGGTGCAGGATGCCGTCATCAAATGCAAGCACGGGCCGGGTCTGATTATCTTTCAAGGCATGCAGAATCACACGGCTGACAGCATCAAGTCGCTGGAAGGCTATGACCGGGCATGGGTCGAAGAGGCGCAGAGCCTGTCGCAACGCTCGCTTGACCTGCTGCGTCCGACCATCCGAAAGCCGGGCAGCGAGCTGTGGTTCACGTGGAACCCTCACAGTGCTGAAGACCCGGTGGATGTCTTGCTACGCGGTGACAAGCCCCCACCTGATGCCGTGGTCATCCCGGTAAATTACGAGGATAACCCGTGGTTTCCGGACGTTCTGCGGGCGGAAATGGAATATGACAGGCGTCGTGACCCAGACAAGTTCCACCATGTGTGGCGCGGGGAATACCTTAAGAATTCCGAAGCTCGGGTGTTTAAAAATTGGACGGTGGAAGAGTTTGAGCGTCCCGAGGGCACGATATACAGGCTTGGGGCTGACTGGGGATTCAGCGTCGATCCTTCAGTACTGGTGCGGTGTTCGATTGAAGGCAACCGGCTATACGTTGATTACGAAGCGTATATGATCGGGTGCGAGATTGTGAATCTGCCAGACTTGTTTGACCGGGTGCCAGAGTCGCGAAAGTGGTTTATTCGTGCTGACTCGGCCAGACCTGAAACCATTAACTACATGCAAAAACATGGTTATCCTAAAATTCAAGCTGCGGCAAAGGGCAAAGGCTCGGTTGAGGAAGGTATTGCGTTTTTGCAATCGCACGACATTGTTGTTCATCCTCGGTGTGTGCATCTTATTGATGAGCTCAATTCTTATAGTTACAAGATAGACCCGCAAACCAACGAGGTTTTGCCTATAATTGAGGACAAGAACAACCATGTAATCGACGCTTTGCGGTATGCTTGCGAGGGAATACGCAAGGCAAAGCCCGTAAAACGCGAGATTGTTGATGCAAAGCCCCGGCCTTACATGGGGCCAACTGGCTGGATGGGGGCGTGATGGCAAAAAAAAGTGTGTCTCTCAGCGTGGGGCGGGGCGAAAAACTGCCGACCAAACAGGGCGCGGGCCTGACCGCCAAGGGCCGAGATAAATATAATCGCGAGACTGGCTCGAATCTGAAAGCCCCGGCGCCGAATCCCAAAACCGAAGCTGACAAAGGTAGAAAGGCTTCTTTTTGCGCGCGTATGGGCGGCGTAGCGGCTAAAGCTAAAGACGGCGAACGGGCAAGAGCCGCACTGAAAAGGTGGAATTGTGGCAAATAAACCGGGGTTATACGCTAACATCGCAGCTAAACGCGCCCGCATAAAAGCAGGATCCGGCGAGAAAATGCGAAAACCGGGGGCGCCTGGAGCGCCTACCAAACAAGCATTTATCGATTCTGAAAAGACCGCCAAAAAGGGGAAAAAATAATGCCTCTGAAAAAATCGGCCAGCAAAAAAGCATTTTCGTCAAATGTCAAAACTGAAATGGCGCACGGCAAACCTCAAAAACAGGCTGTGGCAATCGCTTATTCGGTGCAGCGCAAAGCTGGCGGCAAAGCTGCTACGCCAAAAAAGGGCAAGTAATGGCTGCAATTGTGTCTAGAAAATTTGCTTTGGCACACAATTTGCCTCGATATTTCACTGGCAAACCATGTGTTAACGGGCATGTTTCTGACAGGTACACAAAAAACAAAACTTGTTGCAAGTGTTCCAATCAATCAGCCAACAAAACAAAGGCTAAAGACAGAAAGAAATACACTGTTTCTTCTGTTGAATGGGGACGTAAAAACCCCGGTCGGCTTGCTCAATATCAGCGAAATAAAAACGCTAAAGACAAAGGGCGCAGAAATATTTTGACGGCAAATTATCGTCAAGCAAAAATAGATAGAATGCCTGTCTGGCTGTCTGATGCTGACAAAGCGGAAATGGAAAGCGTTTACAAATATTGTGCTGGATTGCGGCAATCTGGGCTTGATTACCATGTTGACCACATTGTTCCGCTTCGGGGGACAGCAGTATCTGGATTGCATGTGCCATGGAATTTGCAAGTGATTTATGGCCCCGACAATATGAGCAAGGGCAATAGGCATGTCTAAAAAAGAGCTTTTAGAAACCGCACGATCTAGACTTAATCTTGCAATCTCTGCTTATTCTGAGAGTAGAGAAGATGAGTTGGATGATTTGCGGTTTTATTGTGGATCGCCAGACAATCATTTCCAGTGGCCAGCAGACGTGCTGGCAACCCGTGGTGCCGTTCAGGGGCAGACAATCAATGCTCGGCCCTGCCTCACCATCAACAAGCTGCCCCAGCACGTCCGCCAGATCACTAATGACCAGCGGCAGAATCGTCCTTCTGGAAAAGTTATTCCGGCGGACGATATGGCCGATCCTGAAGTGGCCGAGATTTTCGACGGAATCGTCAGGCACATTGAGTACATATCAGATGCCGATGTGGCATATGACACGGCCTGCGAAAATCAGGTGGCGTTTGGTGAAGGGTATATCCGCCTGCTGACCGAGTATTGCGACGATACAAGCTTTGATCAAGACATCAAGATCGGGCGCATTCGTAACGCTTTCAGCGTTTATATGGACCCGATGATTCAGGACCCATGCGGCGCAGATGCCAAATGGTGTTTCATCACCGAAGACATAACGCGGGAAGATTATGAACGCATGTTCCCCGATGCTTCGCCTGTTTCTACCTTGCAACAACTTGGTGTTGGAGATCAAAGCGTTTCTCAGTGGATCAACGAAAATACGGTGCGAATTGCCGAGTATTTTTACATTGAGCACGAGCCAGCCAAGCTGAATTTGTACTATGGGGGCGCAACTGCGTTTGAAGGATCGCCGGAAGACAAGCAGATGAAGTCTGCTGGCATGAAGCCCATTCGATCACGCCAAGTTGATCGTCAAAAGGTCAAGTGGTGCAAAATCAACGGCTACGAAGTGCTGGAGGAGCGCGAGTGGGCAGGGAAGTATATTCCTGTTGTGCGCGTTGTCGGCAACGAGTTTGAAGTAGATGGCCGCGTGTATCTGTCCG